ATATAATTGACCTTTTTCAAATTCAGTTAATTCATCTTTATTAGTTAATGTTTTTAATTCAGAATTAACCCAATTAATTACTTTAATATTATTATTTTCCTCTTCAATTTCCTTTTTCTTACTATCTCGTTCTTCTTTTAAATTCTTTACTTCTTCAGGGTATAAACTAAACTCTTTTCTATATGGATGTTTATCTGACTTATTTTTTATTTCCTTAATAAAATATTTTCCTTGACTTTCAGCAGTTTTAAATTCTTCATATTTTTCTTTATTTATATTTTGATATGAATATACCCCACCTCTATTAAAAGAAATATATAATCTTTCTTGTTGTGGAAAATATGTTGCTTGTAAAATATTTGACGAATCAAATATTGCATCATAATAACCAACTATTTCTTCTTTAATTATTTTTTCTTCTACTAACATAATTATAAAAATTTTAAATACAAATATATGGTTTTTATAATTAAATGACAAGAGTATTTATATATAAAACTAAAATATGTCATTACCAAAGAAAAAGCAGGTGAAATATTCAATGGATGTTAATCCACCAAAAATTGGTACGGATTATCTTAAATACGGCATGGATCGGATTGAGGAATTAATGAATAAAACTGATGAAAAAACAAAATATTTACCACGAACAATTACTTTTGAAGATATGGATCAAAGTGTTTTTGATTTTGTTAATGAAGGTAATTTAAGTTTATATCTTGATGGTGGTAAAGTACCTACTTTTTATCTTGATAATGATCGTTGGGGTGAATTTTCCAAAACTTGGAAATTTATGGATGGTGATAAAAACGTGCCAACACCATATATTACCATAAGAAGAACAGATAAAATGAAAGGAACACGTATAGGTGATAAATCACGAATTCCACAACCAAGAAAATTTCGTTATGCTGATGTTCCTATTCTTGATGAAGGTGAAATTATATATTTGAGATTTAAAATGCCTGAACCAACAAATGTTGATATGTCATATGAAATAGCATTATTCACTAAATACCGTGTGGACATAAATTCATTTGATGAGATAGTATTGAAAAATTTTGCTTCAAAACAAGATTATGTGTTTGTAAATAATACACCATTTCCATTAATATTAGACGGTATTGAAGAAGCAAATTCAATTGAAAATGTTGATGGTGATAGATTCTTTGTATCAAAATATAGATTAAAACTTAAAGGATTTATACAAGATGAAAAAGAATTTGAAATTACTAAAACATTCAGAAAAACAAAATTGGGTTTTTCAGTTAAAAATTAAGATTCCGGTGTAAAATACTCACCAGTTTCAAAATCAAATGTATTATTATTTGGGTAATTTTGCTGCAAATTATCGTAATTTTCAACAGTGTTATTAATCCTTTCAATATATTCTTGAGAATTTGTTAATTCTTCTAATTTTAATCTTAATCCATTTATAATGGATCGTGAATTAAATTCCCATGTTCCATTAAATAAATTAAATTCTGTTTTTACATGAATTTTTTCAGGAGTTGATTTAGATTTATCATCATTATTATAAAAAATTTGTATATTACCCGTTTTTCCATTATAAAAACTAAATCGACAATATCCAATATATTTACCATCATCGGTGATTTTATTTTTATCTAAATATCCAATAGGAACAAATAAATTGAATAATTGAAATGAAGGCTGGAATTCAAAAATACGAAATGAATATCTATCAAGATTTGTTAGATATGTTGAAAATATTTTTGTTTGATTAATTGGTGAATATGAATCAAAAAAATCCAATATATAAAAGCTATTTAAATAATTTAATTTTTCTTTTGAAATATCGTCAATCGTAAAACCACCTAAGAAATCTTCAAAAGTAAATTCCATACTTTTATTATATCCATTAGTGTTAGTAAATTTAAACACTTCACCATCAGTAACATCATTTATTGAATTAGCTGTTTGTATATTAGTGTAGTCATTAATTTCTTGCTGATATCCACTGAATTCGGATTCATTACTAAGAGGAATTTGAATATTTAGATCATTACCAGTGGGTTTTATTTTCTTTCTTATTAGCATGGTTTACCTATATTATTTAAATTATCTTCATTTAATGGTGATTTATTTAGAGTATTTGGTTCACCAAATTCTATTTCATTAAATATTCTAGCTGTATCTGTATGTTCCATATCAGGAGGTATTGATAACATAATATTTGAAAATAAATACCTTCTTTTATTGACAAATGGATAATCAACACCCTCACCAGTAAGTGGATCAATATATCCTTGTTCTAATATTTCTCTCCATATCATATTTCCATTACCTAAATCAGTAGCATAATGTGGAATATTTGATCTTTGCTCATAATTATCTTCATTTATATTAGCTTTACTAACTTCATTACTTAAATATCTTAATTTTAGTGGTATAAATGGTTCATATTTCCAATAAAACTGTCTAATAACATTTTCTTTTCGGTTAAATGTTCTAATATAGAATTTCTTTTTACTGTGAATAACTTGTGAATAATTTGATTTATAGTATTTTATTTTATCTCCTTCTATAATATCACCAATATTTAATGAAGGAGAGTAATAATTCCTTGTCCATTCAAATCCATCATTTGCCCAATAAGATTCTCTTACCCCCTCACGTCCATCACTATTAGGTTTATATTGAGGAAATAAATATAATTCAGTTATTGGAAAACCAAATCCATCCACCCAATTTGATACATCAAAGTCTTTATTGAATATAAACCCATATTTAGGTTCATCAAAAATATTTCTTGAATACCCCATATTGAATAAGTCAAAATGATTTGGTGTTGCAATTACTTCTAATTCAAGAACATATTCATTATTAGTATTTGACAAACGTTTATACCCTTTAGGTCTTAACAGGTAAAAATCAAATGAATTATAAATGGTTTTTACATAAAAATTATTAAAATCTGAGTATGTTTTAGGTCTAAAATAATCCTCTAACCAAATATAATTATTGGGGTAATCATTAGGTAAACCATTTAATATTGATAAATATTCAATTCCGCCATAAATTCTATAAACTTCAGTATTTTGTCTTTCTGCTTCAAATACATCAGTGACACTTAATATATTTTTAATGTCATATTCTAATATCTCATTACGTTGATTATCTAATTTTATCTTTTCATATGTATCAACATCTGTTGAATTAATATTCTTTGTACTACCTAATTGTATTTTTATGTTTTTGTCCACTATTATTATATTTTACTATAAATACCTAAAAATTTTATTTCATAATTGTAACAAATATAAATAATTAACGTATAATAAAACAAGTTTAACATATAAAAAAATGAAAATTATGAAAAAGATTAATTTATTACTCGCAGTTTTAGTAGCAATATTAGTAATGTTTTCTTCGTGTGAAGAAGACGATAGTGTAGAACCAAAAGATGAACCAAAAATTACCACAGAGGATTTAGTTGGTGATTGGGGATTTGTCTCTCTTAAATATGATGGTATGAAACTTGATAATTGTGATGAATTGACTCATATTTATAGCGATTATTCACACGGAATTTTGAATTTTTATGAAATGACAGAAGAATATATAGATGACTATCAAATAGTATGTTCGAATACATATAGCTGGTCTTATTATTCTTTAGAAGATAGTGTTATTACTATTGGTCAAAATCTTGAATTCAAAATCATAAAATGTAATGAATCTATATTAAAATTAGAATTAATTGATGGATTTTCCAATAGAGAATTATTTATAGGTGGCATATATACCTTAGAGAAAGTACAATAAAGTAAAAATTTTTTTAGTGAATATAATATTTTAAACCCCTCAATTTAGAGGGGTTTTTTTTTATAATACTCCTGAATCAATCAAAAATTGGATGCAATCAGAATCGCCATGTCCTTTATAAAAATAAGTTTTTGGATCGGTGGAATTATCAGGATTTGCACGTTTTTTCCCACCATCGTAAGGACATGGTTTATCCAATCCCCAATCTGATGGAATATTTGTGCCATTTCGGTAATTATTACCTGTTAAATTATTAATATCATTATCAGTAAACCCCTTTTGACCAATTTCACTCATTTTTAAAATATCTCCTTTGGGTATTTCAATTATATCAGTCCAATGAAGGTCATTTCTACCATAATTAGGTGTATTATTATAAATTAAATCCGTAGAAAATGTTTGTTCATTATCTTGTGTATTAGTGGGTAGATAATATCCATTATAATATTTATGGTAATTAAGACCATTTAATTTTTGATGTTGAAAATAATCAGGAACTCGTACACCTGAAAGAGAATATTGATTGTTTCTAAGATATCCAAGTTGCGGAAAATGAATAGTTAAATTCAACCAATTTGCTCCAAATGCTCTATATGTATTATCATTTGAATCTTTTACTATTGTATTATTTGGAAATTCATATTCCGCATTAGGATGAAAATTATCATTGTCATCATAATATGATTGTGTAACAATCAAACCAACATGATTATCTCTTTTTCTATTATATAAATTATTCACCCAAGAACCGCTATTAGTAATGGTTGTGAAACCATACTGACCTTCCTCTTCACCATTAAAAAAACCATAATTACTTAAATCTCGATCTGGTTCATTATCTTTTTCCATACCAACAGTCCCATGAAATTTTGAAATTGTATAATATTTACCTGCTTTAAATATTTTATGTTGCTTTTTCCAATTGATTGTATTATTTGTTTCATTTCCAGTATCTTCATCGGGTGGCTCAAAATAATTACCACTATCTCCATATTGAGGGAATTTAAATCTAACTCTAAAAGGGTCTACAACAGAGCCAGTAGTATTTAATTCTGGTGTTTGAGTTAGATATTGAATTGTTAAATACCCTCTAAATTCAGTATATATACCATCTTCATTGTCATTTACCTCTACTTCACGCCCTAATTCATCTATAGTAACCTTTCTTCTATTACAATTAACAATATAAATAAAATCACCATCTCTTTTTAGAGCAGTATATTGTGATCTATCTAATGCTCTTACATTTTCTGTTGGATTAAAATCACTACTATTAATTTGTTCATCAGTGATTGTATTAGGAAAATAATATATTCTTTCACGTACATTAGCCGTTCTTTTTGAATAGATACCAATTGCTTCGTTATTATTGCCATCTTCTGTATCTGCTTCATATAAATTTTCAATATTATCATTATCAGAACCCCATCTTGACTTATATCCATCTACAAATGAGCTACCAAAAATATAAAAAACATTACTGATAGTTGCTTTAGTTTTAAAATCAACTTTTGTTATACCAATATCAAAGTTTTGTGAATCACCCCAAAATGGGATTACATCAACGGATATTTCTTGTGTTTCAATATTAGGTATATCAGTAAGGTCTGAACTTCCTTTAATTCTGGTGTTTTTTTCAGTAAAAAGATTCTCAGAATAACCTAAATCATTTACCATTGCTGCTGGTGTCATTGATTTATTACCGATATCTGTAATATCTACACTCATATGAACTGTTTGTGTACCAGTTGGTGCACCAAATATCATGTAATCACCATATTCATTTGTGGTTGTAGTATATTTATAATATTTTTTATATATTTTAAAATGCGTTGGATTGGTTAAAATTTCCTCTTTAGTTGGAAATGAACCGAATGGTTGATTTGGAGTATAAACACCTCTTCCGGGATCAAATTGAGATACTCTTGGTAAGAGATTATATCGTTTATTATTATTATTTACATCAGTTGGTTTTTTATATGGATAAATGCTAACAATTCTTCCATCATTTTCATCTTCTTCATCTAATGGAATGAATATTGATATTTTTGCATTGGGGATAACTGCACCATTATTTGCTCTAACTCTACCTACAACAACACCATAATCAGCATTAAAATTTTGATATGCTTCTTTTGTATTAATTTTTAGTGTCATTACCTCAAGAGTGTCAACGTTTTGTTCTAACTTAACACGTAAATGCTTATCACTATCTGCATCATTTAACCATATTCTTTGTGATCTATTCATTATTATTACTGTTTTTTATAAATACTAAATTAAAAAATTTGAAGAATTTTTCATTTTTTTTATTAAAAGCAATATCGTTATTTTATTTCTAAAAAACATAAATTTATAAGAAAAAAGATAAATTTTCAATAAAAAATAGAAAAAATTAAAAAATAAAAAAAAAATGTTGCTTATTCGATAATGTGATAATAATTATAGCTAAACACCTTTTCGATTATTTTTTAGTATTTATTAAAAAGCATTAGTATAGAAAATAATAAAAAATAAATTAAATAAAAAATATTAATTAACATGGCAGAATTCGTATTTACCTCACCGGGTTTAAAATTTAAAGAACGTGATTTAACATTTGTAACACGTAATGTAGGTATAACAACTTTAGGTCTAGTAGGTGAGACAATGAAAGGACCAGCATTTGAACCAGTATTTGTTCAAGACGCTGGAGAATTTAGCAATAGATTTGGTAATCAAAGTGTAAAAAAGTTTCCAAGTGGTAAACTTAAATATGAATTACCTTATGTAGCAAACGCATATTTAGAAGAATCAAGTCAACTTTGGGTGACAAGAGTGTTAGGACTCTCAGGATATGATGCTGGAAAAGCATGGGCAATTACTTTAGACGCTGGTGTTGATCCTTCAACAACTGGTGAAACTTCAACAACAAATAATTTTACTGATACTTTTGAGAATTATTCATATAGAGGTACATCTCTTTATGAGAGTGGTGAAACTGGAACACAATTCACTGGTTTTACTAAAATAAATGATACTGATTTTGAGGGTTATTATTATGAATTTACTGCAACAACAGTAAATAATGATGGTACTGGAGAAGTTGATGTTGTAGAAACATTATATACTGGTACTTCATATTCGGAATATGAGGATATGGTATTGGCAGTTATCAGAAGTAGAGGGTATGTTCAAGACAAAGTAAATGAACCACCTCAAACAATATTTGACACCGATAATTTACAAATTAGCGGTAATACAACAGATAGTGGTACTGGTGATTTATTTGGTGAATTTTATTTGAAAGCAACAAATACAGCGAGTACCGAAAATTACTTAGTTTCATTAGACCCGAATGATAGTTCATTTATGTCTAATGTTATTGGTGATAAACCAAAAGATAAAGATACTAAAATTTGGGTAGAGGACATTTATCCTGATTTAATTAAAAAATTAGATGCTGATGGTATTGGATATGGAATCAATACTGAAATGATTGAAGCAACTAGTAACATATTTACAAATTATAATACTGGATTTAAAACACCTGAAACTCCTTGGGTAGTTTCACAATTAATGGGTAATGAAATAAATAGATTATTTAAATTTATTTCAATTTCAGATGGTGATTCAGCGAATCAAGAAATAAAAGTTAGCATCACAAATATTAAACCAGAAACATTAGAATTTGATGTTATCGTACGTGATTTTTATGATACTGATAATCAACAAGTAGTACTTGAGACATTTTCAAGATGTTCCTTATTTGAAGGAAGAAATAGCTATATTGGTAGAAGAATTGGTACAACTGATGGTGATTATGAATTACAAAGTAATTATATCATGGTTGAATTAGCAGATGAAATTCCTATGAATGCATTTCCTGCTGGTTTTGAAGGTTATTGGTTAAATAACTGGTCTTCTGAAATTACTGATGATAATAATACTGAAGGTATTGCACCTAAAATATTTTATAATAAAAAATATGAAGAAAATGAAAGAGTTAGTAGAGTTTATTTAGGTATATCAGAGAATGGGTATGATGGTGATGGTCTTAACGGAAACGGAATTAACCAAAATTTATTTAACTTTAATGGTTGGGATAATACTGGTGGTAGTCCTGCAAGTGGTTTTACAAAATCTAAGGGATTTCACATGGATTCTGGTGCAACAGGTACATATATTGATGGTTACACTGAATTTGAAGTTGGTGAAGGTAAATTTAAAACCGTATCAGATATAGTTCCGGGTAATACATATAGTGATATACAAACAAGAAAGTTCACATTTGTACCATCTGGTGGTTTTGATGGTTGGGACGTACATAGAGATAGTCGTTCAAATATTGATGGTTATCAACAAACTGGTGTATTTGATGGTGTTGAACCAAATATGACACCTAAAAATGATTTACAAGCATGGGAAACTGCAATTAGTAGTTTTGCTAATCCTGAAGAAGTAACAATAAACTTATTTGCAACACCGGGTATCAACTGGAGTGATAATAATATATTAGTTCAAAATACATTGGAAATGATTGAAAATGAAAGAACTGATAGTTTATATATTATTGATTCACCTGATGTTGATATTCCAAGAACTATTGGTGAAAGAAAACAAGATGTAATTGCTGCAGAGGATATTACTGATTTAATTGATGTTGCTGCACTTGATTCAAGCTATGGCGCAACATATTTTCCACATATTCAAATCAGAGATACAAGAAATAATGTAAACGTTTATGTACCACCAACAGGTGAAGTGGTAAAAGCAATGGCATATACTGATAATGTTAAATTCCCTTGGTTCGCACCCGCTGGTCTACAACGTGGTGTAACAGATGCAAGGAAATCTAAATATAAATTATCTCTTGATGCTCGTGATATTCTATATAGTGATAGAATTAATCCAATTGCTGATTTTGCTGATTCAGGTACAGCTATTTTTGGTCAAAAAACACTTCAAATTAGAGAAAGTGCACTTGATAGAATTAATGTTCGTAGATTGTTATTACAAATAAAAGTATTAATATCAAATATTGCAACAAGATTAGTATTTGAACAAAATGATCAAGCAACTATTGACCAATTTCTTTCAAAAGCTAATCCTGTTCTTGATACAATTAAAAGAGAACGTGGATTACAAGAGTTTAGAATCAAAATGGATGATACTAATAATACACCTGAGACTCGTGATCGTAATGAATTATATGGTGAAATATTCCTTAAACCTACACGTCCTGTAGAGTTTATCGGCATAACCTTTACGATTACCCCATCTGGTGCTTCTTTTGATGAAGCAGGAGCATAATAAAAAATAATAAAGGGAGTGTTTTTACTCCCTTTATTTTATTAATTCATATTTTTTTAACCCACAATCATAAATTCTTGGTAAATCAATATCCAATGTTTTCATGTGTTCTGTTTCGTTCACAATACCCAATTTCTTTTTTCTAAAATTAAATTTATGATATTTAAATATGTTTCTATAATCACAATACCAATAACTTGGTTTGATATTATCAATAAATTTAAACCCCAATTTTTCATACAATTCACCATTACTATACCTTCTATCAGCAAATGTGGTAATTTTTATTGGATTAAATTCTCTAATGAAATGTGTTAATAATTTACTAGCACCTCCAATAATATTGATATATTTTTTATTGGCAAATCTATTTAATATAAAACCATTTTTATATTTTTTAAATCCCATTATTGAAACTAATTTATTATTATAAAATAAACCAATTTTAATACTACTATTGGTTTCTCCAAGAAGGTGATTATCATTTAAAAAACTTTTATATTTATTGTTATCTATTTTATGAATATCACATTTTCTAGCGTAGATTTTATTTTCTGTAAGATTTGTTTTATTTAATAATATTGATTTTATTATTTCTTTCTTGTGTACCCACTCATCTTCAAATATTTGTATTAAATTAATATTCTTTTCAATACAAAGATTCAATTTATTTAAATGATAATTACTGTCTTTAAAATATTCGGAATGCCAATATAAACCATTAAACTCTATTGCTAAATTATATTCAGGTAAATAAAAATCTAATTCATATGGTTTTATAATATTTTTATTACTTGTATTGTGTGTTATATTATTTTCATGTAAAAATTTAGATATTTCTAATTCATAATTGGAAATATTTGGTGAATATGGTAAATATTTTACTGATAGTTCTCTATTTTCATTTAGTCTTATTATTAATAATGATCTTGGTGTGTCAAATATATGTCCATCAGGATGTTTTACTGTTAAAATACCATCATTATTAATTTTTATTAATTCATATCCTTTATTTAATAATCTTTTATTTAATTTATTTTTTAACGTATCATTAAATTTAATTCTATTATTATAATTCTCATCTTTATATTTTATTTTTTTTGTTAATTTAATTTTATTGTAATTATTATAATTTTCATTACCATATTTTTTCTTCTTCGTTTCTTTTACTTTATCATTAACAATACTCCAATTATTGGAATACTTATTATTTCTATTTTTTTGAATTATTTTTTGATATTCATTTAATTTAAAAATACTATCAACATTATATTTATCTTTTAATGCCTTTTTACTTTTTTTTATTCTTTTCTCTATATTTTCCGGTTTATTATTCCAAGTTTTTCTACATTTCTCAGAACAAAAATTGCGTTTATATTTGATTCTCTCTTCAAATATCTTACCACACATTAAACAAGTTCTTTTCTCAATTGCTTTTTTATGTTTTGCATCAGCAGAACATTTATATGAACAAAATTTTTTATTTTCTTTTCTTTTTGAAGTAAACTCATTACCGCAATTTTCACAAAATTTAGTCACATAATATTTTTCATCCTGTTTCTTTCTAAGTTCCCATCTACAATTATCTGAACATGTTTTTTTCTCTTTACCTTTTCTGACTTCAAATTTATTACCACAATTTTCACATATTAATTTTACTTTTGTTGCCATATTAATGAAATTTATTTATAAGTAACCAATAATAAATACAAAAATAATAGAAAAATTAAAAAAATCAAGTATTTATGTAAAAATAATTCATATATAAAAAAAAGAATATTATGAACGATAATAATTTAAATGAACAAACTATTGAAAATGAAATCAATATTGAAGATATTTCTATAAATAAGGAACAAAATAATGATAATTCAATAACTGAAGAGTCTGAACAATTAACTGACGATAGTAAACAAAAAGTTGAACAACCAATAAAATCAACTAATAACAAAAATAAAGAAAAAACAATAAACGATTTAAATTCTAGCGAATTAAGATATTATAAACGTACTGGTATTATACCTAAATAATTAATATTTTTATTTAAGATAGTATTTATTAAAAAATAAAAGAATTATAATTAACAACATACAAATATGGCACAAGAATTAATTAGAGGAATTCCTTTTGAATATGAACCGAAACGTACCAATAGATTCTTTGCAGAATTTTCTGATGAATTAGGTATTGAAGTTTGGAAAATTCAAAAATTCAAAAGACCGTCAATGAAAATAAATTCAGTTGAAATTCCATTTGTCAACCAGCAAAATTACGTTGCTGGTAGATATAGTTGGGATACTATGGATATTACTTTTATCGACCCGATCGGACCGTCCACATCTCAACAATTAATGGAATGGGTTCGTTTACATGCAGAATCACTTACTGGTAGAATGGGATATGCTGCTGGATATAAAAAGAATATTATGCTAAAATCATTAGACCCAACTGGTATTGAAGTTGAAAAATGGTTTATTGAACAAGCTATGATCACCAATATTGATTTTGGTGATAATGACTATAGTACTGATGATTTAACGAATATAACTGTAACAATTCAACCTTGGAGATGTATTCTCAATCTCTAATTTTAACTCCTTTCTTAGAAAAAGCCACTATTATGTGGCTTTTTTTATGTTATTAATTCTATCTTTAAACATTTGTTCAACATAAAATCGTCTATTTAGTCCTTCAATTATTTCAAAATCAGCATTATTATGGGATACCCATACTAAATATGATTTACCTAATTTTAGAGATGTGTTTTTCTCAATAATGTATTTATAGGCTTCCATTTGAAATGAATATAATTCTAAATCACAATCATCAAATGTATCAAAAATCCCTAATAGCGTTTTATTGGGGTTATTCCTTGAAATTGCTTTGTTAGTTTTCCAATCCCAAATCTGTAATTCATTTTCTCTAACATTATAAAATAATAAATCAACCATTCCTGCAACTTTAGATTCCTTATCATATACGACAAGCTCAGTTTTTATCGGAATTAATTTATCTTTTGATAAACGTAGAAAATTATCAACATGTTTTTTTGTTGTTATATATTCAGAGTAAATCGGATCAAATCCAAATTCATCATATATTTGTTGTTTAGGATATTCAAAAACTTTATTTAATATAGCATTTTCAGCATAATCGTGAATTATTGATCCCTTCATTGTACCCTTTCTATTGATAAAATTCCATGCTCTTTTTACTTTCCACTGTGGTACATTATGTTCATTTGCTTTATAATTAGACCAATATTCTTCGTCAAATTCTTCTTGATATTTATGTATTAATGTAGTAACCGAAATTAAATCATCATTCCCTAAATAATATTTATGGGGTGTATCATAATACGTAATATCATTAAAATTTTTAAATATTTCTAATGAAATTGAATCTAATTTTTCCATAAAACAAAAATAGAAAAAATTAATTAATTACAATATTTCTTTGTAAAATATTTTCAAAATTAAGATTTTCCAAATCATTAATAATCGATGTTTTATCTGCAGGAATGCCGGAATATCCGTGAATATGTGCAATAATTGCTCTTCTCATTACATTCATTGCTTCAATTAAAACATCTGCTCTGGCAATTGGATGTCCTTGTTCAAAAATACGACTACGATCTTCAGAATCTAAACCACTTGCTTTAAATTTAGGTTCTCCAGTATGTGATATAAATGCAATTTTGTCACTTAATACAACAGTATTACTATAATATTCATCTTCATTTTCTTTTTGATCAAAAGTTAAACTAATAGATGCAGGATTTTTTATATTTAATTTTAATGGTTCATCATTCTCATGTTTACCAGCACGAAGCTCTAATTGATTATCTCTTAAAATTATATCGGTATTTACTCTCCCTAAAATTCCAATTTCATCTTTTTTAGGATAAATACCTTCTGCATCTGGATAAGTAGATGGTGCTTGTTCTGGAGCGGTTAACCCCATATTTGTAGTGGAAAGAGCAGTGTAAACTGAATCATATTCTATTTTATGTGGTTGTGATATTATACTACCAAGCCAAAATCTTCCTCTTTGTGGTCGGTTTTTATCTTCAATAAAAATTCTAACCATTTCACCAACTTTAGGAAATGCATGAAAAAATTTAGGTAACATTGGGTAACAATATGGTAAATCGTTAACGTCAGTAATTTTATTATCTAAACCCAAAATTTTAACTTTTATTCTTCCACCATCTGTTGGATCATTAATTGATACAACCTCTCCATAATAAATATTTCTAATATTATCTTCATCATATGTAATATTTTTATATGGATTACTAGTTTGTATGTATTTCTTATCGTATGACATTTTTACCTCTTATCTATTTCTTCAACGATTGAAACGTATTCTTTTTCAATT